GGACGTTTTCCTACTTCTAATATTTCATCAAGTCCAGTATTATAAGTTGGTAATGATTCATATAATGTTGCATCTGCATTTGGATAAATAATTTTAAACATATATTACCTTAATAATTTACTACTTTACCTTTTATGTCACGATTTAAATATTTTATTTCAAAAATAGAAGGATCTAATGGCGGATAAATTACTCCTTGTTTAGTAGCTGATGTTATATCATATACATTTCCTGAATATCCTTGGGCTGTATCAAATACGTTTTTAAATGTTACTCCTATAACATTTTGAACTCCTGATACATTTCCTATTTCATTCATTACTTCTGTTTTAACAATTGGTTGATTAATTTGCCATTTATCAATATCAAAATATTTTTTCATTGCATCTACACAATTTAATAATACTTCGTTTGAATTATAATTATTTCGTATGATAATTTCAAAATCTAATGCTATATTAACTATTAATGCATCTTGAATGTTAATAGCATCAGTTAATATTCTATAATATGATAAATAATTTTGTAAATTGGTTTTAATTGCATTATTTAATTGAGTTAATTGTTTTGATTCATTGAATCCTAAAACATGTAAGTTTAATGCTAATGGATTTGGAACTCGCTCTGATACAAATTTATTTTGTGACAATTGATCGTCTGGAACTATATAAGCTTTTGATATACTTCCAAATTTTGATGGCATTGAATAACATCTAATAATATAGTCATCTTTTGTTACTAATCTATTTTGAGTTGCAAAATTACTCATAGCATTATTTTTTATATCTTGTATTGTATCAGAACTTTTTGCTCCCGATGCTGGATTTGGATTATTTACAGCTAAACTACTTTTTGCAAATCTAATCATTCCAGCACTAGCGGTAGTATTAGGATCATCATAAAATTCAACAAATTCTATGTCTGTTACTAAATTAGATGTAATATTATCACTAACTCCTTTACCTGTTGTATAAGTAACTGTTAATGTAGTATTCGAAGGAGCTTGTCCATAAGTTCTTGTATATAAAAAGTTAGAAGGATCAATATCAACATTTACTCCATGTCCCATTCCTTGTAATCCATTTCCTACATTTTTAGGATTAGGAACAATTTCTTCATCATTGTTATCACTAATACCAGCACCAAATTGTATTTCAACGGTATTGTCACTTCTTAATCGTGTAATAAATCTTTTAGATGTTTTCCTTAATTTTAATAAGTATGGTGCTGAATCTCTATATTGAGCAAAGTCTGGATCATTTTGTATTAAATTTGGAACTTCATTAAATACAGTGTCTTGACCTAAATATGGTACTTCTGTCCAAACATCTCCATCTGATTCTGTAATACTAATTATATTAATAATATTTGTATCTGTTAAAACTACTTTATCATATTGTTTAGGACTATTAAAACTAAATGTAGTAGTTTTTACTGTACCAGAAACTGCTGGGGTTTGTTTCTTTAATAAATAATATGTAGGCTCATTAGTGGAATCATCACTTTCATATACTGTTACTTCAGTAGGATTAATAGATGATGAAAATGCAAAATCAACATCGCTTAAAGTTCGAAATTCAACAGATCCATTATTTTGTTTTGCTCGCATTCCAGATTTAATTGATAATGCAAATGAATAATCTGGACGATTATTTGCTCCAGATCCAATAGCCGGCACTAATTGAAATACGTCTAACGAAACATATGAAGGAATAACATTTTTAGCATTATATCCTAAAGCTTTAGCTAAATCGTATATATTTTTTCTTTCTGATGCTTGTTCTAATAATGATTCTTTTAAATTATTATCAGTATAATAACTTAATACATCTCCAACATATGAAGCCATTTCCATAAATAACATTCCAGGAGAAGATTCATTAAAATCAGTATAATCATTAGGAAAATATTGTTTTGTAAAATCTATTAGATTTTTTCTAAATTGACCAAAATCTTTTCCTAAATATGATATGTCTTTTGTTACTTCCATATAATCCTTATTCAATTCTTACAATTCCATCTTGATCTGCAAAAATTATTATAGTCTGCTCAGATCCAGTACTGGTAACAATAAATCCGATAGAAATTTTAATTTCATGAGCAAGAGTATCATCATCTTCAGATGTAACTATATCTAATTTAGATATTTCAATATATGGTAACCAAAAAGAAACAGCTGATGTAATAGTTTCTTCTATAAAGCTTTTTAATCCATCTGTAATTGGCTCAAATAATACATTTAATAAATCTGTTCCAAAATTTGGCTGTTCAAATCTTTCGCCTTTTCTTGTTAATAATAAACTTTTAATATTAGTAGAAGCTTGTTCATCGGTTGTAAAGCTTTTTCTAAAGATTCCTTTGCCATTGAATGGAAATTTAACTCCTTTTGCAATGTCTGGAATTTTAGTTATATCATTTGCTGGTACAACCTGGTATGCCATTATATATTACCTTTGCTTTTTATTATCAATTGCTTTCATTAATGCAGAATAATCTCGAGTCATTGCTTTTTGTATAGTAGGATCAACATTCAATGTTTTTCCTGTTTCAGGATCTGCGATTATAGCTGTTTCTTGCATATTTCTTTGTATTCCAAATCCTTGTGCATTTTTTGAAGTCATGACTATATCTTCTGTCATTAAATTTTTATAATCTGCAGCTGATTTATTTTCTGTTAATCTATCTGTTTCATTTAATATAGCTGCAAATTTATTTTCTTTAAATTGCACTTTATTTTTAGAAGATTTTACAGGACTTTCAGTAATACTTGTAATTGATTTTTTTGTAGACATATCATTTATTGTAGACTTTAATCCTTCTTGTAATATTTCTGTTAATTCTTGTTTTATAACAGATCTTATTTCTTCTTTTATAACTTTTCTTAAAATATTAATAAATTTTGATTGTTCCATTTGTTCTTCTTTTTTTATAAATATTAACGTTAGTAATTTACGGGCGTTCCCCACCCATTATTTGTTTTAGGTCCATATATATGTTTTCCATTAGTATCAACATAATAATCTCCTATTTTTCCCAAATCTTCATTTGGTGCTGTTGTACCTTCATAAGATTGAGCTGGTGCTTCTTGTAACGATGTTAATAAACTTTGTTGTGATTCTACTAAATTATTAATAGTATCTAATTGTTGTTTTATATCATCAGTAGAAACATTTGTTTGTGTATAAAATTCTGTGCCTATTGTATAATCATCTTGGCGACTTCCAGTTGATCCCCAACCAACGCCATTTACATTATTATATCCTTCACCTGACCATAACCATATTCCTTTTCCATCATTAAATGGTGATTTTGGAGTGGGTGGCACACCGGATGGTGATCCTAATTCTCCAGATCCAGATATTAACGTCCATGATCCACCAGGATATCCAGGTATAGAATCACTATAATCTAAATTATCAAGAGCATTTTGAAGGCCTTGTGTTCCAGATATACCTATATCATTTGCATTTTGATTACATGCTTGTCCTATTATATTTGCAACCGGAACCAAACTTTGAACAAGTTCATTTAAATTTGCATTTATTTTTGGACTTAACCCTTTAATTAATTTTTCAACAGCTGTTCCAGCGTTAGCAATAGTTAAGTTTTGAGCTAATATTAATTCTGGAATAATTACCATTGGAGCTGTTATTGGATTTAATAATTGAGCCGCTTTGATTGTATTTGCAATTCCAATAATAGTTTGCAGTCCAGATGTTATTTTATCAACAATTGGTATAATATCTTGTAGTTTTGTTATTAATTTATTTACTTGTTCAATTCTTTTACGTAATGCTTCTATCCTAGGATCATCACATTTTATATCATCAGGTAATGATATAGCTTCTTGAACTGCAACAGTTACATTGAATGTAATATTATCTAATAATTTTGAAACTTGATTGTCTATAATAGACGTTAATTGATCTGGAATTATTGGTATTTTATTTAATGGTGGTGTTAACATATTATTTATCCAAGTAATGATTACTACTATTAATATTTCCTAATTTTTCACGTAATGTAAAAAGTTTATCTAATTGAATTGGTGTAGAAACTATTCCTGCGGGTGTGTATACAACACCAGCAACTATTACATTAATTAATTCAGATAAAATATTTTTTAATTCATCCCCTTTTACTAATGGGTGTTTTGCTGATTCTGATCCTATTCTTAAATCTGGTGTATTCAATGTTATCCTATTTGGAGTATCTAATATAATAGAATCAGACTTAGCTCGTAATATAATTCTATTTGCATCTCCAATTAATTGAGAAGTATTAAAATCATTTAATGCTCTAGATTTTGTTAATCCTGTTGATAATGAAATTGTATCTAATTTTTGTGTAGATGTTAAATATATAGATGCATGATCATTTTCAAACGATTCTATAGTAAATTCTTTATTTGATTTATCAGAATGACCATTTGAAATAATAATTATTGGATCTCCATTTTGATCACCGTTCCACGATGGGGCAATTGTATAATTATTTTCTTTAATAGTGCTTCCTAATCTAATACTATTACTAAAACGGCCTTCTATTAATAAATCTCCTTCATATGGTTGCAATGGTGAAATTCGTTTTTCTTCAAATGATTTTCCTAATAGTTGATCATATACTTCTGATTTGTTTTCTTGATCTCCACGCAATCTTGCAACTCCAGGTAATGCATTATTATTTATTGCAGATTGTATACTATAAGCTGGTAAATAATACCATTGGGTTCTTTTTTTGCTGTCATTAGATTCTTGTTGTAATGCACTAAATACAATAACATGCTCGCCAATTAATGGTATTTGTTTTATATTTGGATTTGCTGGTCTAGCAGATATAATTCTAGATTCTAGTTCTCCATATGTTTGTACATCGATTTTAAATAAATTGTCAATGTATTCTGTAGAATACTTATACGTGTCATCATACGTATCAACTACTTCTGCTAGTTTAAATGTAACTGTATTAGTTAGTGACATTTTTATTCTCCAATGATGCTTTTACATTTGATATTTTTTCTTGAAGTTCTTTTTCTTCTTGATCAATTTTATCAATTTCTTCAGTTAGTTCTTCTTCGAAATCTTTAGATGCCATATCTAATAATTGCTTCTTTTCATCATCACTTAATAAAGAAGATTCTCCAGATATTGTTTGTGTTGTTGAAATATAACGTTGTGTTATTGCTGTTAATTTTACTAAATGATCATCGTTTTTAACAGCAACATCTAAATATTCTTTAATAAGCGGGACAATTATGGTTGCATCCGATGCAGTTCTTATAAGAGGCTGCAATTGTGAAATAAGTTGATTAATTTGTCTATCTTTCTTTTTAGAATTATGATAAACATCAGACATTAAGTCAGAAAAACTAGTTCCTTTAAATAATTCTTCTTTTATGTCCATAATGAGTCCTTTTAATAATAAATATCAAAAGGGTAAATTCACGAATTCATTTTGTTCGTATTCTAAAAATTTTTCTGAATATATTTGTTTTAAAACTTTGATAACTCTAGTTATATTATTAGTTTGTAAGCCTGTACGTTCTCTTATAAAAACATATAATGCTTTTTTATTATATTGTTCTATATTTTCACGATTTTCAAATATATGAAGAATTGAATCAGCAACATGAATATCTGACTCATTAGTAAAAATAAAATTAATATTATCGTAACAATATTTTATATATGAATCCATAAAAATTTTCAATGTTTCTTTCATTTCATCATTATGCATTTCTGTTTGAACATTTCTTTGTTCATCAACATTAATTGGTTCAGTGGTCTTTTTTAGTTTTGAATACCCTTTTTGATTTTCTGCAATTAAATAATTAAATGCTGTTCTTGTATAATAAGAATATGCTTTACCATGTTCCGGATTAAATTTATCTAATCTCATTGTTAAATAAGTAACTAAATCTGTTTGTAAATCACGAAACGAAGAATCAATATATTCACATTTCATTTTATTAATTAAATTTTCAGATAACTTCATGAAAGCAGGAAATATAAATCTTCTGTATATTCGTTCTTTTCTTACTTGTTCGCTTTCGGTTCTATTATACGCAGAAACTGAATATTCTGTTATTTTTGTCCAATATCTATTACTTTTTTTCTTCCGTCTCGGCATTAAATTCCTCTTGTAAATTTGTTATTACTTGATTTAATTGATTAAATACAGTTCCAGTTTCATCATCTTTTTCAAATGCTCCCCGGCTATCTATCTTTTTCATTTCTTGGTATACAAGATTTATCTGATCATACATGTATTGAGACATATCTTCTAATTCTTTAATATATTCTTCTTGATCTGCAGTTACATTAGCTAATGTTAATGATCTCCAGACAAAATATACAAATCCTCCAGATAATAGTATTAGTATTATTATTTGTAATATCATGAATCTCCAAATGTTTTAAATATATCTCT